ACGGGCAAAAGCTCTATTAATGATTTTCTTAAGTCTCATGGTCGCCCTGCCATGGACTTTGTTCCTGATGCTCGTGTCGTATTCGATCCTAGCAGTGACAAAGGTATTGACTTGGAGACCGTTCCATACTCAGTAAATTTATTTAGACGTACGCCATACATGCTGCGTAGCGAAGAGAACGTAAAAGAACTATCGTACGGTGAAGCCATTCAGATTCAAAAGATTGCACCTAACTTTTACAAACTTATGATGCACGCACTTGGTAATGGCAAACCTGAGTTTGAACACTTTATGAATTGGTTAGCTTACATATACCAATACAGAAAGAAAACAATGACTGCATGGATATTTACGGGCATACCGGGCACTGGTAAAGGTTTGTTTGTACACAAAATATTAAAACCACTGTTTGGTGAAATGCAAACACCAATGAGAGCTTTAGAAAATATAGAAGAACAGTTCAACTTATATATGCGTACTGCATTGTTTTTAGTAGTTGATGAGTTTCGTATGGCTGACTCAGGATCTGTCGGTAAAATGGCCGATAAATTAAAACATCAAATTACAGAACCTAATTTAACTATTAGAGCTATGCGTACAAACCAAATCGAGCTGCCGTCTTTCACGAACTTTATCTTTCTTACAAACAGAGCAGACGCAGTCAAGATCGAAGACAGCGACAGAAGATATAACGTAGCACCACGACAAGAAGAAAAAATAGAACAAGCTTTTCCAGAACTATTACAAAACTTAGATGCACTAGAACCCGAGTTATATATTCTTGCAGGAGTGTTAAACAAATTTAAAGTTGACGTACGTATGGCTCATACAGCGCTGGAGAATGACGCGAAGAAAGAAATGAAAGAAGTATCTATGTCTGTTCTTGAAGAATTTGCAAATGCAATTCGTACACGCAACCTTGAGTATTTTACAGACGTGTTGGATATACCACTTACAAACACCTTTGATGCTGGTGGCGTAAGCACATCACAAAGATACGTAAAAGAATGGATAGCTAGTCTTGGTACTGAAACAATAATACCACTAGCTCACTTTAAAGTTGTGTACGATACATTAACAGATAGTCGCAACACCATGTCACAAAGAGACTTTTCTAAAGCTATGTCACGATTAAATATTAAAACTGCACGTAAGCGTATTAGTAAAGATCGTACAGCTGGTATACCACGCGGGGTTGTATTGACATGGAAAATAGATAATAATGTTCGAGAAGAGTTAATAAAAGAACATTTCGACGAAAGGGATTTAAACTTATTAGATAATGGAGAATCTAACATCACCCAAACGTCCAGACCTAATCTCAACGGTTGAGGTCACGGAGGATTTAGAACTAGGTCTGGTGCCAGCATGGTCTTACTCGGCCTTAAAAACCTTCGAGTCTTGCGCATACAGAACCTACATATCTAAAGTAAAACGTGTACAAGAAGACTTTGGCCCTGCAGCAGAACGCGGTACACGCATACATGATCAGGCAGAACAATTCGTACGTTCTGAACTAGGCGAATTACCAGAAGCACTCAGAAAATTTTCTCAAAATTTTGAAGAGCTAAAACAACTTTTTGCAGATGGAAAAGTCGAAACTGAAGGAGAATGGGGGTTTACTCAAAAATGGGAACCGACAGGTTGGATTTCTCCTGACACTTGGGCACGTATTAAACTAGATGCTTTAGTACATGAGTCCGAGACATCAGCTCGTGTCATAGATTATAAAACTGGTAAACAGATGGGCAATGAAATCGCGCACAGCCAACAAGCGCTCATCTATGCTATCGGCACTTTCTTCATGTATCCTGATTTAGAAATACTTAACACAGAAATGTGGTATCTAGATCATGGTACTACGATGGAGCAAACGTACACGCGAGATGAAGCTATGGTGTTTATGCCAAAGCTACATGAGCGAGCTGTAGCTATGACTACTGCTACTAAATTTCCACCTAACCCAAGTACATATAACTGTAGGTGGTGTTCTTTTGGCAAAGGTCAAGAACCCCATTGTGAATGGGGCATAAGTTAAGTATAATTAACATTACATAAGCGTTCACCCAAATAACACCGAACGCAATGGTGGAGTATAGATGATAAATAATAATAATATCCCTGCGCCTTACGCGCATCAAAAAACAACAACAGATTTTATAGTAGATACCAAGTGTTGTCTGATTACGTCAGATCCAGGCACTGGTAAAACACGTGCAGTGCTAGACGCGCATGCTATACTTGGGGGCAAGACATTAGTCTTGGCGCCACTTTCAATATTGGAAGCAGCGTGGGGGGAGGACATAAGTAAGTTCCAACCTCAAATAAAATATGGAGTAGCTTATGCAAAAAATCGTGCAAAAATATTTGAAGATGATACAAACGAAATGGTCATCACTAATTTTGAAGCTGTCAACTTCTTACAAAAAAATCCACAATATTGTAAGCAGTTCGATACAATCGTTATTGACGAGTTTACCGCTTTTAAAAATAGGGAAGCCAAACGCAGTAAAAATCTCAACAAAATTATCTCATATTTTACTAATAGGATTGCCATGTCTGGTACTCCTAATAGTAATACTATTCTAGATATCTGGCATCCAGTCTTCCTCGTCGATGGCGGGGAACGTCTGGGCTCTAGATTCTATGCATTCAGACACCAAGCTTGTACACCAAAGTTTAATGGCTTTGCCAATGAATGGATTGATAAGCCTGGTATAGAAGAAGCTGTAGCTAATAAGCTATCTGACATCTCTATACGGTTTGCTTTGTCTGATTGTATGGATTTACCAGATAACATTGTACGTACAGTCAACACTAAACTAACTCCTAACGTACAAAAACAATACAAAACGTTAGCAGATGAATCTGTCTTGTATACCAAGTCAGGTACAGTCAACGCTGTTCATGCAGCAGCTCGTGTCAAGAAACTACTACAACTTGTAACGGGTGCTGTGTACGACGAAGACGGAGTTGTTCAGTTTGTACATCAAGAAAGATACGACATAGTTATGACACTTGTAGCACAACGTGCGCATAGCCTGGTTGCATTCAACTGGAAGCACGAACGTGACGCGCTGGTAGAAATAGCACAGAAAGAGGGTATTAGTTACGAAGTTATTGACGGTTCAATAAAAGCTGAGAAACGTAGTGATATTGTAGCAAGATATCAAGCAGGCCAAATTAAAGTCTTGTTCTGTCACCCGCAATCAGCGGGCCACGGTCTTACATTGACTAAAGCTAGTACAGTAATCTGGTGTTCACCTACATACAATGCTGAGCACTACCAACAATTTAACCAGCGTATTTATCGTGCAGGTCAAACACAAAAGACTGAAACAATACTCATCCAAGCTAGAAATACTTGGGAACCTGAGGTGTACAAAAAACTTAATACTAAGTTAGGTCGTATGGAAAACTTATTACATATCTTAAAGGAGGTATCATGAAAAAACTAAATGATTTATTAGCAGAAACAGCTAAAGTTCGTAATCAAATTAAAGTTGTGCAGTCAGAAGAAAAGCTTTTGAAATCACAACAACGCGAACTAGAAAGTCAAATATCTATTAGGATGCAAGAGCAAGGGCTCGACAAAATCTCTAATGATATTTGTACAATTTCACTTAAAAATGAGATTGTGCCAACTGTAGAAGATTGGGATGCATTGCACCAGCACGTAACAAACACAGGTCAGTTTGAGCTTTTGCAAAAACGTGTGTCTGCAACAGCTTACAGAGAACTTATAGCAACTGGTACTGATGTACCTGGTGTTAAAAGTACGGAGTTGACCAGAATTAATTTCAGGTCAGCATAATATTAATTTAGATAAAAAGGAGAACGTTCAATGTCTAATGATATAAGTATAGTAACGAGCACCATGCCAGCTCATGTAAAGAATGGCACAAATCTGGGTAATGAAAACATTAACTCAGAGCATTTGTCTACACCACGTTTGAAACAGCTGCAGCAGTTATCAAACGAAGTAGATGAAAACCATAGCGAGTATATTGAAGGCGCTAAAGTAGGTGACTTCATTAATACTGTAACCAAAGAAAACTACGGTAAAGAACTTTATCTAGTTAACGTACACTTCAAAGAAGAGTTTGTAGTGTGGAAACAATTAGAAAAAGGTGGTGGTCTTGCAGGGACTTTTAACTCTCAAGCAGAAGCATTACAACATCTAGAAGATGAAGGTCTTAAAGTAGAGGACTATGATATAAACAGAACTCAAACTCATACACTATTAAAAGTAGATGAAAAAACAGGAGATATATCAGATATACCTTTCTTGTTTGATTGTTCAATCTCTAAATTAAAAGTTTCTAGAGAATGGAATACACAAATTGCTAAGTTAGGGGGCGATAGATTTTCTTCCTTATGGAAAATGTCTTCAGTACAAACAGCTAACAAAGCTGGACAACGATTCATGAACATTGCTGTTTCTAACGTTGGTTGGTTGAAAGAAGAAACTTACGAAATTGCAAAAGGTTTTTACAACAAAACATTTGCTAAGTCCTAGGTAAGTATTCGTACGGGTGCGACATATATTGTCGCATCCAAGTACGTACACCCTACGAACTATTTCTTCGCACCCTTGTACGTATGTTATACTCAGGATGTGCGTGAAAAGGAGTTCATAAATAAAGTCCACAGAAAACTACCTAAAGAAGTTTATAGGTGGAAGATCAATGATCCTTACCACGGAGGTGTATCGGACACTTACTACTCAGGACCAGCAAATCATTGTTGGATTGAATATAAATACAAAGAAGACTTGCCTGCAAAGCTTAACTCAAAAATAAAAATTAACTTATCTGAGCAACAGCGCATTTGGCTTACTCGCCAAAAAGAACATGGTGTCTTTACGTACGCAGTATTTGCATCTGGGGATCTAGTGTACGTCACTGAAGATTTTACAACCACACACATTACAGTAGCGCAATTTGTAAAAGAAGCGATACCGTTTAAAATATTTATAAAAGTATTAACTAATTTTTGTTTAGGAGAAACAAATGACTGATTATGTAAACTCACCTCCGCATTACAACACAGGAAATGTGGAATGTATTGTGGCAATAGAAGAAAGTATGACCCCTGAAGCCTTTAAAGGTTATCTTAAAGGTAACATTCAAAAGTATATGTGGCGTTACGAAGCCAAAAAAGGGCTACAAGATGTCTTAAAAGCTGAATGGTATCTAAAAAGATTGATTAAAACACTCGAAAAAGAAGAAAACGCAGAGGACGCACGTACAAGCCCGCCAGACATTTATTCGTAGTTTTGGACCTAAGGCCTTAGGTACCTTAACAAAATGCAACAGGCGGCATTCTGTAAGGTCATTTTTTCCCAGATTTGCTATTTCTGGCGAAAGAACGGTTTTTTGATCTATCTTGCAAAACAATGTTGCCTGGAGAGTTATTTTCTGGATTTCCATCCATATGATGCACATCAATACGACTTCCTTTTCTAACTCTACCACTTTTTAATAACTCTCTGCGTATTTTATTTCGTGCCGCACGACGCTTTTTTTGCTCAGGTGACTTATGATATCTTTCGTATTCTAATTTATAGTTTCTTGGCATTTATATAGTATACACCGTTAAAGGTTTTGCTTTACCTTTTACTTTTATAGGAGCTAATAGTGTCAGATCATACGGCATCTTCTTAGCAGTAGTTTCTCCAATTAAAATATCTACACCAGCTTCTTTCGTTGCACTCTCTAATCGTGCAGCCGTATTTACCGCATCTCCTATTGCTGAATAATCAAATCTAGTATCCGAGCCCATGTTACCTATTACTGCTTCGCCTGTATTAACACCTATGCCTATTGCAATTGGTTCGGACAATTCTTTTTGCAGCATGCGAATAGCCGTACGCATATCCTGGGCACAGGCGACCGCACGTTTTTCATGTTCATCTATAGATAGGGGGGCATTAAAGATGGCCATACATGCGTCGCCTATGAACTTATCTACCATACCACCATGTGCTTGAATACATGTAACTTGTACAGTAAGAACTTTATTCATTATTTCTGTTACTTCTTCAGGAGATAACTTTTCGGACAGATTCGTGAACCCTCTGACGTCTGTGAACAAGAATGTACATATACGTTTTTCTCCACCTAGTTGTAATAAGCCAGGGTTGTTTTGTAATCGTGCAACTTGTTTCGGATCTAAGTAGTGTTCAAACTGTTTCTTTATTAATTGTCTAAGTTTAAATTGTTCGTTAAAGCGTAAATAAAATTCTTGAATAGATATAAGTATGGCTGATAATATACTATAAGTAACATCTATAAGTATATTAGATGCAATTAAGTACCAACCTCCGACCGCGGTTAACGATACGAGGCCCACGGTCCCTACTAAAGTTCCGACGAGCCCTAATGTACGTATTATAACTATGGCTAAGGTTAGTACTGTAACTAATATA